TTCCTTGGCTTATCTTCTGACCAATGATAATAGCCCTTTGACCCATCATTCAGGTCATCTGACCCAACATTAGTGTCAGATGAACTAGCCGATGGATCAGCCTTCTTGCCAAAAATACGATCCCAACCACTTCGGTAGACCTCGTTACTAGCCTTGGTGATGATATGATCACCTGTCACGTCATTCTGTGATGACGATGGTATCAATTCTTTATCCATTTTTATCTGTAAGTTGGGGGTGCGGAGAACACAACCACTCCACACCCCCTTTTGTTAACAAATTATTTCTTCTGCTGGTAGGTCATCTTGCGTAGCTCAGCGTATGCACGTTGCTCCTCAGGTGGTGCAAGGTGAATCTGTCCATTGTGCTTGGAGTAGAGCATGTCAGCCTTGGCTTTAGCTCCGTCCATTGCAGAACCTGCTGCCTCACCATTACGTGGCATAGGGCGCTCAGTCATTGAACGTGAACGCTCTAGTAGCATCTGCATAACCTTAGGGTTACGGACTGCTGCCATGTCAGCATCACTCTCCATGTTGAACCCAGCCACCTCAGCCATATCTACTGCAGACTGTAGGTTGCGATCGTATTCACGCCCCCATGACTTCTGTAGTTCTGCCTGCTGTTCTGCCATCGTGGACTCAGCCTGCTCAGACAGCTTATTGGTAGCGCCTTCAAGCTGCTTAGCAGTGATGTCGCTGTATGCTTGTGAGAGCTTCTGCGCCTGTTCTTGGTTCAGACCTGCCTCGTGGAATACTCCACCCCACTCGCCTGCCAATGAATCGTCCCAGTCCAGACCTGCTGGTAGGTTATCGAGCCGCAAGTCATACTCAGTTGCGCTCTCAGGCACGCCAATAGCTTGACGATACTCTGCCAACTCCTCTGGGGATGATCCCTCATTAGGGACAATAACGCCTTCAACCTTCTTACCAGCAAAGTTGACCAGATTCGCTGCTCCCTTGAGCAAACCATCAGCCGACTTATACTTGGCAACAGTGTTAGATAGACTTTCCATTCCGTTCTCACGCAATAGATCAGTGTAGTTCTCAGCTAGTCCACCCTCTGCGGTATATAACTGGTTGATGATACCCGCTGGTTGGCTCGTAGAAGCCTCTGGGGACGTTTGAACAGCTTCAGGGGACGATGAACCCGCATAAGGGTCTACGTGCGTCTGTGTGGAGCTAGACTCCACTGGTGCTGTGCTTGCTGCTTCGGGTGCTGGGGATGAACCCTCTACGCTACCCGCCGATGTTGTTGTTTCTGACATAAATCTTGTTGTGTTTTTCGAATACCTCACTCAGTAAGGCTTCTTGTGTGTTGTATTTCGTAGCAAATTCCTCATCTGACCAGTGCTTCTTACGCCACTCGACCACATCTGGCGCTAGTTCACCATAAAAGATGGCAGACTCGCTCCTGAACAGGTGCTTAGGGGTGACTGGTTGACCATTAAGGTCTGATACCACCTTCTCAACCTTCTCAGGGATAGGCACAGCAATAGGCTCTAGTCCAATATCCGCTGGCTCGTCCTCTGCCATGAGCATCTCGATCTCCTGCTGGTGCTTCTTGTAGCTGTAATGCTTGAACTTAATCACGCCGTCCTTGACTGTGGCGATCAGCTTCTTACCACGATAGGCTGTTCCATCGTCTTCTAAGGTTATTACTAGTTTCTTACTCATTAGGTTTGTAGGTATCGCTTTGCTTTAGTTTGAACAGTAGACCAACTACTCCACGCTCGCCATCTCGTATAGCTGCATTGATAGGTGATACTTTGCCATGTGGATCAGGCATGAAGGATCGCTCCATCAAGCCATACTCCTTAACGAGAAACGCCATGAGCGCCTCTCCTGATGCTGTGTTAAGACAGACACTTGCGTGATCTGCCAATTCTTGTGTTATTTTTCTCATTATTCTTCCATGGCTTCGCCGATCTCCTCAGGAATCTGTCCACCATTAGCCTGTGCAGCTTGGTTAACCATCTGAGAAGCTTGCATTGCCTGCTCCATTTGCTGTGCTTGTGCCTGTGCCTCTGCTCGTGCTTGACGTGCCTCGTCAACCTTCTCCTGTGGCATGAGTCCATCCTCAGGCAGTCCAGCATTGCGCCAGCTATCCCTGAAGTGTGTGTCCACGTTAAGGTTGTCTAAAATCTCTGGCTTCATCTCGACAGTTGATTGGTTCATCGCCATAAACTCAGCATAGGCTGTGTTCTGCTGTGACTTAATCGCAAGTGAGATGCGGTTATTGTAAGCGATGTTTGGAACTGGAACAACTACGCTACGATCCTGTGTGACCATCTGGATCTCCTCAGGCGCTTGTGGCATCTTACCCTGTCTCCACAAGATGGAGAAGATTCTGCGCAGCTTAGGGTCAAGGTATTCGCTAGTGAGACGTGAGAATGTAGGTGAGAACTGCATAACCTTCTCAGCTTGACGCAGAGTGGCTTCAGTAGCTGTCATCTGGCGATCGATCTGGGCAAAGAGTCTGAACAGGTCACCATGCATGATCTCCATGATTGCTTTCTTCTTCTGCTCGATACGATCCTGACCAATGTCATATCGTCCAGCCGTCCCCCACTCACGAGGTGATCTGTTTGGATCAAGGTCATTAACGTATGTGATGTCCAATGCTCCGATACCGATCTCGCCCTCCATGCTTGCAGGTGCAAGGATTGGTGGGTTTGCCGCCTTCTCAGCTAGGATATCCATCTGCTTCTGCAGGAATGAAAGCTTGTGTGCCTCTGGCAGTGCTACCCATGTAGGTGCATAGCCATAAGGACTGTTCTGCCACTTGAGATAACGAGTGACGTGCGCAGGCATCTCGTAATAGCCTTGCTCATGAACCACTTCCTTGCTGTCCTCGTGGACGCAGGTCATCATGTATGTGAATGGTGACACAGTATCCCACTCACGCACCTTGTCTACGCAGATGACGAACACATGTGATTCATTCTTCTTAGGGTCTTTGGCTTCACGCTGAAGCTTCTCAGGGAGATTGTCTAAGCCAAACTCTCCTGCAGCCTGCTCTGCTGTGTAGTTGCACTCATAGACCACTGAGTCACATCTACCACGATGATCTTGACCGATGTAGTATGTGCCGATCGGTAAATGCCTGAAGTTTAGCTCATCATTCTCCTCATCCCACTCAGAGAAGTCCAGACCTGTTCCCATTGACGAGCGGTCAAGATATACCTCCTGAATCTCTGTGTAGAAGTTGGACTGCTCAAGACGATACGTGATCTCCTCTGAGCATTCACGATAGAACTTGATGACCTGATCTGACTTCCTCAGCGCCTTGGGTGGCGTGAGATTGTGCCACACCTCCTCACGAGGGGTGACGAGAGAACAGAATCCATTGGCAAGCATCAGTGATGCAGTCCTGAGCGTGCTGTCGTGGAGTTGAGCGCTGTCAATCATGCTTGGTATCTGACTACCAGCATTCGATACCTTACGAGGCATCGATAACTCAGCTACATCATCCCAGAGCTGCTCATGAGGCGCACGATACTTCTTTAGAGCATCACGCTTAGCTATGACATTTGATCCGTCCACTTAGCCTAGGTTTGTGCTGCCTCCATAGCCGCCAGTCTCGCCAGCCTTGGTGGTCTGGCTCTTCTTACGTAGGCGCTTTAGCTCTGCCTCAAAGTTACTGCCTCCTTGCTCTGTCTCTGACTCCAAGTCTACCAGCTTTGCTTGTGGTGCTGGTGGGTCAGGCATCTTTGGTGTTTTAGGTGATCCCATGAAGGTGTTCATAACATAATTACCTGCCAGTTGTCAAGCTTAGTGATGACAATGTGTTTACCAATTACCTGCGCATGGATGATCCAAGTGATGCTCTGGCTCTGCCTATTCCTCGCTTGGACAGGTTACCTCTCATGCGTCCAGATGCTAGTGCCTCAGCAAAATACCCGAAGGCATCACAGAAGTGTGACGAGAATCCATGATCCACCACACTGGTTAAGCGCCCGTCCTGCTTCTGCTCCTTGTAATGGTAGTCCCTGAGTGCGTCAAACATTCCCTCATCCTTGTCCAGCGCCTCCTTATTGAAGTATATCTGGGGGAATAGGTCATGCATCGAGCGTATACGCTTAGCCTCAGCGCCTGCGCCTGCATTGTCTAGCACCTCAACGTGCTGTAGCCCAGCCTCACGCAGCTTAGCAGCGAATGACATGTTGTCAGCGCCTCTAGTCTTGCCATCATGCGGCAGGAAGTGCTGTCCAAGGTTATATCCCTTGCTGTGCATGTGTGTGACTCGCTCTGCTGTGGTCATCTCTAGGTTGAAGTCACAATCCAGTAGCCTGTAGGTCAAATCCACCTTCTGCCAGTAAAGACAAACAGTATTGGTAGGGCTACCTAAGTCCCATGTTGTGAACACGTTATGTGATTGGTCAGGCGTGAAGTCTATCACTCTGCCATCCTCAACTGCAGTCTGTAGGTGACCTGCGTAGATCGCTCCTTGGCGTGCCACATTGAAGTCACACTCCATCTCTTGTGCGTATGCTTCCTCGCCGATCTCAGCCCTGATGTCATCTAGGTCTGATTGAGGGACTAGTCCAGACTGGGAAGCCTTGAGGGTGAGACTGAAGCGCTTGTCATCGGTCTTAGCCCGCTGTATGTTCCTGTAGAGCGTTCCACGTCCCTTAGGCGTTCCCATTTGTATCAGGAAGCCACTATAATCGAGTAGACAGGGGAGAAAGATATATGCTAAATGCGAACTGTTGATGTCATCCGCTTCATCAAGCACGATACCATCAGCGTATAGACCCCTAGCACGCTCAGCGTTGTCACCTGAGAGCAGTTGAATCTGTGCGCCATTGGGGAATGTGATACGCAATTCACTGTGGTTGGCTACCACGTTGGGGATGTCTGCAGTGAAATTGATCAGATACATCCAGCTCACTTGCTTGGCTTGTGAGAGCGTTGGACAACAGTAAAAGTATCTGAGGGGTGCTGTGTCCATTCCAGCACGCTTGTGCGTCAGAGCCTCGTATATGAGCTTCTGAAGCACTGCTACTGTCTTGCCAGCACGTCTATGCGCCACCACTGTGATCCAGCGCTTACTAGTGGTCAGGAACTCCCTGAATGGTTCTCTAGGGACTATGTCGAGGACAACTTCACTCATCACTGGTATCTGCTGCGTCTGCGCCACCGATCTTAATGCGGATGGTGCTGTCTTGCTTCACGTCCACGTCAACCTTGTCGGAGTATTTCTTCGGCAGCATCTTGCTCATCAACCACTTTCGTGCGTCTATGCGTAGCCTGTCACGCTGTGTGTCGCCACACCCTACATCAGCGATGTCTACGATCTCCTCAGCCAGCCATTCAGCTTGGTCTGTGCGTGATCTCTCATATTGCTTGCGAAACTCGTCATTCGAGTAGATAAACCTGAATACATTTGATGCATTTGGCAGGTGCTTATCCTTGCATATTGTCCGCATGGATTCACCGCACGAGATGCGCTCCAGTATCTCAGCACGCACTGGCTCAGTCATTTTTGATGGTCTACCCATGATGCTCTTAATTATACCTTATTGCAGCTCATCCGTCAAATCGTCCCCAATGACATTCTTACGCAGGAAGCATCCACCTCCTAGTGACTCGTGATCCTCTGACCATTCGTATTGTAATGCGATGCAGTCATCCCCCTCATCGATCAGTGGGTCATGCGTGATGTCCTCTGTGGGTCTTGAGTAATATGATAGCCTGTCGATTTTAGCTTGTTTGTTTTCCATTGGCGTGTAATTGGTGGAGTTAAGGTCTTGAGGCTGGCACACAGGATTTTACCTGCATGGTTATGCGCTCTGCTCATGCTGATTGCATACCAGCAGATGGTTGATCCTGCAAGCACAAAAAAACCCGCCTCCAGTTAAGGAAGCGGGTAATGGTTGGTGGTTGTTTAGGCGGTCACCTTGTCGAGGAACTCCAGACACTGCTTACGAGTCTTGAATACCCTCTGCCTGTTCCCATTGTAGGTGACGAGCCACTTGTCACTGACCAGTATTGAGCCTCTGAAGCTGCTCTGGACATCATCCTTGGTGCGCTTGTATATCTGCGGGTGGACTGTCTCAGCAAAGTTGACCTCTTGATCTCTGTGGTAGCCTGTCATAATTGTAATCATGGTAATGGTTGGTTGGTGGTTAATCGAATCTGATGCCAGAGTTCCCCATGTGTGAACCCTTGAGGTTGAGTGTCTCCGTTGAGAACAAGTGGATGCCGTTACCCCTGCTGCCAGTCACTCGCATGAACTGACCGCTAGGAGTGAAGCTGACGATGGTCAAGACATCATCTCTCTGCTCCCTGCGGAACTTCTGATCCCAGCGCCCTGTCTGTCCGACAACGTGCGTGACTCCCCAGCTATTAGTGTTTGTGTTCATATTGGTTGGTTGGTTGGTTGGTTGGTTGGTGGGTAGTTTCTCCCGATGAATTAAATCTAGCATAATTCTCATCATCCGCAATAACTATTTGCATCTTATTTATCATTATACCCCTGAGGCTATATGGAATAAGGCAAAAAAAA